AAATACATTTAGCATATTCTGATGGTACGAATTTAAATGAAATAGCATTAAATACATTAGGTGGTGAAGTTGGTAGTGGATCAATAGCTGACAACGCTGTGATTACTGCAAAAATATCAGACAATCAAATAGTAACTGCAAAAATTTCAGATAATCAAATTACAACTGTAAAACTCTCAAATGATGCTGTGACAACAGTTAAAATTTCTAACAATGCTGTAACTGCAGATAAGCTAGAAAGAAAGTTTACTATCACTACAAATGTGACACCTGCTGGTGGTGCAAATGGAGATTTATGGTTTGTATATTCATAGGAGATATACATGGCATCAGAAACATACGTACATAACGGAACTGAATTTAAAAATGCAAATAACATTTATGTTAATGTTAGTGGTACTTTTCAAGGTGTTGATGAGGCGTATGCAAATGTTGGTGGTACATATAAATTAGTTTTCTCGTCATTTCAAGCAACAAGCTTTGTAACTTTAGCAACGGGCACCGGAACGTTTACAGTTCCTGAAAATGCAAATGCAATACATATTAAATCTGCAGTAGCAGGAGGGGGAGGAGCTGCGCGTGGGGGCGATGCAGACTCAGGCGCAAATGGTGAATCTGCCGGAGCAGGTGGGGGATCAGGTGCATATATTTCCGACACTGTATTTATTGTTACTGGAAATGAAACTCTTACCTATTCAGTTGGTGTGGGTGGAGCTCCAGGTAATGATGGAAGTAATGCAGACAGTACAGCAGGAGATGGAACTGTTACAAGTTTATCTGCTTCAGTAACAGGATCATTATTTACTTTAGGTGGTGGCGGCGGATCAAGTGGAACAGGTAGTGATTCAACTACGCTTCGTACTAACACAGCAGGGTCTGCAGGTTTAGCAACTGTTGCAAGTGGAAGATATTCATCAGGAACTTTTAGAGACTCTGATGGATTAGCAAAATTATTAACCACACTTACCACAGGTCCCACAGGAAACTTTAATGATTCAGGTAATGGAGCACAAGGTAATTTGACAGGAACAGGTAACTGTTCAGGATCAGGTTGTCGAATAAGTGGTTTTGGTGGTGCCCCATCTTTTGCAGGAAATATAGCTGGAGGACACGCAGGGATATCTAGTGGAAGTGGGACGGATGGCGGAGACGGAAATCGAGGATCTGGTGCTGGAGGTGGTGCAGCTCAAGTAGATAGCAGAGGATCAACACTTGGTGGAACGGGCGGTGCAGGTGAAATGGTTTACAGATTTATGAGGGTAGCATAATGGCCTTAGCAAATATAAAATTGTTACCAGGTTTTGACAAAACAGAAACACCTTCAGGAGCTGAGGGTAAATGGATAGATGGAGACTTTGTAAGATTTAGATATGGTCAACCAGAAAAAATTGGTGGCTTTGTTGCTATAGGAGAGAAAACTATATCAGGACCCGCTAGAGCACAACATACTTTTACAGATTTAGAGGGTAGAAAATATGCAGCAATCGGCACATCAAAACTATTATTGATATATTATGGTGGTGAATATTTTGATATAACACCATTAGCTACAGCTTTAACGGGTGCTACTTTTACTAGTTCTAATGGATCTAGTACAGTTACAATAAATAAAACATCACATGGTTTTGAAGAAGGTGACTATTTTATTTTTTCTTCAGTTACATTACCTGGTGGTGGAGCAACAACGTATGTTGATACAGATTTTACAACGAATACATTTGAAGTAACAACAGCATCAACAAATAGTTTTACAGTGACAATGCCATCAAATGAAGGTGGTACAGGTATGTCTGCTGGAGGAAGCACATCTTTACAAAAATACGAAACGATTGGACCTATTTTACAGACTGCCGGTTATGGTTGGGGTACAGGTGTTTGGGGTGGATCTGTTGGAAGTATACCTTGGGGTCAACAAACAACATCTTCTACAACTATTCTAGACCCTGGAAGTTGGTCATTAGATAATTTTGGTGAGATTCTTACAGCAACAATACGAAATGGCAAAACATTCACTTGGGATGCAGGTGCTGCTAATCCAACAGCAAACAGAGCAACTATACAAACTTCAGCACCAACAAAGTCTATTCTTACAGCAGTATCAGATCGTGATAGACACTTCGTGCATTTTGGAACAGAAACTATTGTAGGAGATCCAACAAAACAAGATCCAATGTTTATACGATTCTCAGATCAAGAAAACTTTAATGATTACGAACCAACTAGTGTTAATACTGCAGGAACATTTAGATTAGACAAAGGTAATACAATTGTAACAGCTGTATCAGGTAAAGATTATATATTAGTTCTTACAGACCAAGCAGCCTACACTATGCAATTTGTTGGTCCACCTTTTACATTTAGTATTAGACAAGTGGGTACAAACTGTGGATGTATTGGTCAACATGCTGCAGCATATGCAGATGGTAAAGTATATTGGATGGGTCTTGCAGGAGGATTCTTTGTATTTGATGGTACAGTAAAAAATTTACCAAGTTTAGTTGAAGACTTTGTATTTCAAACTGACGGAGATAATTTAGGTGTAAACTATAATTCTAATGAAATAATCTATGCATCTCATAATTCTTTATATAGCGAGATCATATGGTTCTATCCAAAGGGGACACCGGTCAGCAACCCTTCAACACAAATAGATAGAGCTGTAGTATATAACTATAGAGAAAATACTTGGTCTACAATGTCTTTAGCAAGATCTACATACGCAGATTCGATTACTTATGAAAATCCACAAGCCACTGAATATAATCTTACAGGGACACCACAATTTCCAACAATACAAGGTGTTACAAATACATTTGGAGCATCTACATTGTTTCAACATGAGAATGGTGTAAACAAAGTAGATTTATCTGGAGCTTCATCTGCAATATCAGCTTTTGTGTTATCAGGTGATTTTGATATTGATCTTCAAGGCGATGGTCAATTTTTATTAAACGTAAGAAGATTTTTACCAGATTTTAAAACTTTACAAGGTAACTGTACAGTCACATTAGGTACAAAAAACTTTCCTACTTCAAACATTTCAACAAATGTATCTTTTGTTGTAACAGGATCGACAAGTAAAATTGATACTAGAGTAAGAGGCAGATTAGCAAACTTAAAAATAGAAAACAGCTCTGTTGGTGACAATTGGAGATTTGGAACATTTAGAGCAGACGTTGAACCAGATGGTAGAAGATAATGGTATATATTAAAGGAGTAGGTCTTATTTTAAAAAAAGCTGGAAGAGCAGCATTGACTGCAGCTAACAAAAGACGTGCAAAAAAACAATTTAAATCTTTAAAAAAATACAACATTAGAGCTGCTGCAGCTTCATTAAAAGGCCCTGTACCATTAAAAAAACAATCACCAATCAAATCAACTTTAAGTGGTCGAGTCTACACAAGTATTAAAAAAGGTCCTGGATCAAATTTTAGATTAGATCCTACAACTGGATCTGCAGCTGCAGAATTTCAATCAAGAGTAAGAGATTTAATAGGCTTAGATCAAATAAGTGTAAGAGCAGCACACAGAGCAACACACATTGCTAGAGTAAGAAGGCAAAATAGGTTAAAGAAAAAAAAGAAAAAATAATGGCAAAAATTACAGTTTACATACCTGAACCTAAAGTAACTTATGAAGAAGAGAATCAGAGACAGATTATTGCTTCTTTAGATACAGTCAAAACACAACTTAATACTTCTTTTCAAGAAGACTTGAAAAACGAGCAACAAGCATTTAATTTATTCATGTCATGACAATACAATATAAAAACGAAACATTTTCTTTAGCAAACACAGCAGTCACTTCAGTCTTTACTTGTCCTACATCAGGCACTTGTATTGTGAAAGCTGTTGATATTGCAAACGATCATTCAGGAGATGTGTTAGTTAAAGGTTCAGTTACACCTTCAGGTGGTTCAGCAGTACAATTTTTTATAAAAACATTAACCACAGATACCTCTAATTCTGCAATAAACAACGTCCTTAATTTAGAAGGTGGTGATGCCATTAATTTTGAAGCCTCAGTTGGTGGTGTAATTACTGGTGTTATCAGTTACGCGTTGATTGACAGGTCACAAGAAAATGGCTAAGAAGAAACCATTATTCGGTGTAAATAATTATAAAAAGAGAACACCTAAAAAACGACCTGGTCGCCACGCAAAGAAATATAGTAAAAGGAAACCACGTCGCAAACGCAGTAGAGGACAAGGTAGATGAAAATAATACCAGCTAAAGCAAAAGAAATCATAAAAAATAAAAGAACAGGTAAAATATACAAAGACAAAGCAGAGTTTGACAAGGATGTGGCTGATCCAACAACGGACACCGTACAGTCAGATCTTCAACAGGACCTACAAGTAACTGTTGCTTCTTTAGAAGTATTTGGTAAAACTAAATAATGGACCCAAAAGGCGGAACAGAGCTACAAGTAGCAATGTTAGAGAAACACGTAGACTCTAAACTACTAGAAAAATTTCAAATTACAACATCAGTGCCTGAGAAGATACCTTTGTCAAAAGACAAGATTAATATTTTATGGCAACAAAATTCTTACGATCAACCTAATTTGTTTCCTTGGTTTAAAAATAAAGATAATCATGAGAAATATGATTGGTATGTATTCAACTCACATTGGTTATACGAAAAGTTTAGATACTTTTTTAAAATTCCTACAGAGAGATGCACAGTAATTAAAAACGCAATAGAGGTTTTTCCTGAAAGAAAGATATATAAACAAGGAGATCCAATACGTATGATCTTTCACCCAACACCTTGGAGAGGTCTTAATGTAATACTAGGAGCTATGCAATTGGTAAAAAGTGAAGATGTAACTCTAGATGTATACTCATCTACAAAAGTTTATGGAGATGCTTTCAGAGATAAAAATGATGATACTTATAAGCCTTTATATGCACAATGTGCAGAGATGCCAAATGTTAATTATAAAGGTTGGCACAATAATGATTTTATTACAAGTCATCTACAAGAGTATCAAATCTTTCCTTACTCGAATATATGGGAAGAGACATCTTGTATATCTGCCATAGAAGCTCTTGGTGCA